AAAAAAGATTGCCGCACGTGGTGGCTTTTGCGTGTTTGTTCACGTTAAAGCAACTTGCCCAGTGTGTGACCATTTTTTACCAGAAGTGTTGTTGCCAATTGCAAACGACCCTAAGTATAAAGGAATTGATTTTTATCAAATCAATGAACCACTGACCTTTCCAGTCGGTGCCCACCCAGTGACATACTTCTTTAGAGAAGGACATTGTGTACAGCATCCGTCAGGTCAAGCACCAAAAGAAACTGTTGAAACTTTACTAGATACAATTTTTCTAGGTAAAACAGCACCATTACCTAAACCGCCCGTTGCGGAAATAAATACGAACACGGCTCCGCCTGCCTTAACGGCAAAAGCCCCGTTTGAAAAATAACCCGAAAGGACGAATGAGATGTTAAAAACATTTGGAATAATTACAGTATTTACTCTAGCAGTAACAATAAGTGGATGTGGACAAGTACACGAAACTTGGCACGATATCGAGCGACCAGTTCATAAGTGGATTGATAATGCGTTCGGCATCCACGCAGACGAACACACGGTTAAAGATGAACCAATAGATATGGGAATTTGGGCAGAAGATAAGCCTATTCTAACCACACCTTCAATGGTTGAGCCAAAGAAAGACTAATGCCAGACCTCTTTAAAGAACTTTTACCCGACATCAACTACGGACATAAGAATTTAATCCGTGAGGGTGAGATGGATGAAGCCGAATATGGACGTAGTGCGTTCATAGTTAATCGTGCTTTATCTATGAATGTTGATACCATCTTATATGTTAATGAGATGAACATCCGTTATCAGACCGACCCTTTGCTTCAGTACGACTATTTTATAAATAGTCTAAGAAAGAAGAAACGCTGGTCTAAATGGGCCAAAGCAACTGGACCATCAGCGAATCTTGAACTCATCAAAGAGTATTATAACTATAATGAACAAAGGGCTCGTGAAGTTTTAGACCTTCTCACCGAATCAGAAATTGAGGAAATACGCCTCAGTCGATACAAAGGCGGTACTGATAATGCAACCAAAAGGAAACAAAGATGAAGAATATGTAAAGTGGTCACCCTCGGATATGGTAGAGATTACCTTTAAGGAGGATGATGATTTTTTGAAGATTAAAGAAACCCTTACCAGAATGGGAGTTGCATCAAACAGAGATAAAATTCTTTATCAATCAACACATATTCTACATAAGCAGGGACAATATTATATTGTCCATTTTAAAGAATTATTTGCCCTAGATGGGAAGCCGACTAACTTAACAAAGGTCGACATAGAAAGACGAAACGCAATAATTAATTTACTCCAAGAATGGAATCTATTAACGATTGTAAAACCCGATAATTTGACCCTAATGGGAAATGTCGGACAGTTTAAAATTATATCATTTAAAGAGAAGTCAGATTGGCAACTGGTGCCGAAATACAATATAGGCGTAAAATATTGAGTTACGCATAAATAGATATAAAATGGAGAAATAATATGGCAGATATAGATTCAGAAGCAGGGGAAATAGAGACTGGTGATTTTGACTGGGGCTTTTCCTTCTCTGACACCGATGAAGCCGATAGCGCCACAGTTGTCAAGCAAACTACTACTCAAGTAGCGGCCGACTTAGGCCCAATTACTCAAAAACTAGATGCTATCATAGCCTTGATTCCAACTGATGGAATATCAAACACTGAGGCAGCCGATGTTGATTTAAGTGGCATCGAAAATAAAATTGACCAAATTCTTGCATTAGAAAAAGTTGATGCACTAACCGCTGGCGATATGCCAGACCTCTCCCCCCTCGAAGCAAAACTGGATAGCATCCTTGCTAAAGAAACCACAGTTAATGCTCCAGAAGTAAATGTTGATTTAAGTGGCATTACCGATAAACTAGATACACTTGAAACTTCAGTAAATGAAGTTAGAGATTTAGATTTTAATGGAGATGGTTCTGTAGATTTTGGAGATATCAATAATAATCTAGCCGACCTACTATCGCGGCAAGAGGCCCAAGAAGCCGAATTAGAAGCCAAGAAAGTAGAGTTTGAAGAATACAAATCTAAAAAAACTTAAAGCATTGGAAACTTTGATTATTCCATTGTTGAAAAATCTAAAGAGTAATCCAGATAAAGCATACATCCACTGGCCGAATCGAGCAGGAGTATTAGATGCACAAATAAGCAAAATTCTATCAATAACCCGTTAATCGAGGTAACATTATATTATGAGTTTGTACGAGTACAACGCTAAGGTGAAAAGAATAGTTGACGGAGATACAGTAGACGCTTATGTGGATTTAGGATTTAAAACACATTTAGAAATACGAATACGACTCAAAGGGATAGATACTCCCGAATCACGCACACGAGACCTTATAGAAAAACGATATGGTCTTGGTGCAAAAAAACGCATTACAGATTATCTTGAAGGAAATGAGAACAACTTTGTTCTTAAATCTTCTGGTGTTGGCAAGTACGGACGATGTTTAGGTGAATTGTTTGTACCAGGTCCAGAGTTAGAAGATGGAGTTAGGATGATATCTATTAACCAGCGTTTGATTAATGAGGGACACGCAGTACCATATTTCGGTGGCTCTAAGTTGGAAGTTAAAGAGGCATTAATGCTCCAACGAGATAAATCAAAAGAATATGTAGAAAAACACATAAAACCACTTGACTAATGTTTGCCTATGGTGTATAATGTTATAAATTAAGTGATATTTGAGGGATTATATTATGAAGGACGTTGTTGTACTGGATATAGAGACATTAGGTAGTGTTAATAATTCAGTAATTTTATCAGTAGGGATGGTCGCTTGTGATTCAAATCACGACTATACCTTTAAAGAATTAATTGAGAACGGCTATTACGCCAAACTCAATGTTAAAGCCCAAGTGGATGCGGGCAGAAAAATCCACAAAGACACTTTAGAGTGGTGGTCCAAACAAGGCACCGCCGCCCAGCATATCTTAAAACCCTCAGATAAAGATATGCACTGGAAAAATCTACGGGAAAATATGATTGCTTGGTTAACCAAACAAGGCGTAGATATTCATAAAGCAAAATACTACTCACGAGGTTCCCACTTCGACTTTGGTATTTTACACGACCTATTCCGCATTACAGAAGGTTGCGATGCAACCGAACTCCCCTGGCGTTTCTGGAACATTCACGATTCAAAAACAGTAGTATTAACATTACTAGACCGTGATGTATGGGAACTTGGTGTTGAGCCAGAAGGCTTTATTCACCACGACTGCCTACACGATGCCGCCAGAGAATATCTAACAATGGAAACTGCTGTTTATATGTTCCAAGATTCATTATCAAAGAAGGAGATAAAGTAATGAAGAATGTACCTATAGATGAGATGGAGGAGCCGAAAGGATATAATGTCTCATTATGTTTTGAGTGGATGGATTGGGATTCTTGTCTCACATTTGAAATTGTAACTGATGGTGTAATTGCCAACAAAGTAGATATGGTCAAAGATTTAATAGATGCTTGGGGCGGTGTTGTTGAGATGGAAGATGACGGTACCGTTGTTAATCTAAAACAATTCAAAACTGCTTATGTAACCGAATCTAAGAAGGGGTGGAATGATATTGACCCAGAGAAGAGGCCTACAACTCTTAGGGTGGTCCATTGAAAGAACTGAAAGATTATATTAAGATATACGATGGTGCCATAGCACCCGAATTATGCACAAAAATTATTACAGCCTTTGATTCAGATGATGAACATTATTTGGAGTCATATACAGGCAAACTTGGCACACCCGACCCAGACAACCGTACTGGTTATAGCAAACATCGTAACGCACTTGAGTTAAACTGCACAAAACGTGCTGGAGAAGCCCCTAAGTGGAATGGTATAATGCGAGTGATGACTAATCACGCCGCCCATATGTACAAACGATATCGTCAAGACTTAGAAAAAGATGGATTCCCAAAAAATCAATTGTTCGAGGAAGTCTACCTTGAGCAATTCAGACTGCACAGATATGACCCAGGCAGCCATTATTATAAACAACATATTGATTCTATTGAATCGACATCCTGTAAACGGATGCTTGTGTTATTGTATTATCTAAATACCGTCAAAGAGGGTGGTGAAACATCCTTTGAGACGATTGATACGAAGGTAAACCCAGTTGAAGGTAGACTCTGTATTGCTCCTACTTGGTTCGGATATCCTCATACCGCAGAGATGCCAATTAGTAATAAGAAATATATGATTAAAACATATGTTCATTATCCTGAAAGGTAAATATGGAAATCATAATTAATGAGAACGGTGAGTTAAACTTTCTAGTAGACAAATGGGACATTCTAGTTAATCTGTTAGGCGTAGGATTTTCTATTGCCTTAGTTGTTGTCGTAGTAGTGTCAGCAATCAAACTAGGATGGCAGTTCTGGCCCTATGTTTTTGTGGCTGGCGCTTTAGCATTCATATTTACATAGGAGTGACAAATGCCGATACGTGAATTAAAGATTTTTGCCCACACTTGTGATGAATGTAAACTAGAATGGACAATGATAAATCCTATCTGCAATACAGCATATTTTTGTCCGTATTGTGGTAAGCAACAACCAGTTCAAAATCTGTTCGGTGAATACACAGAAAAAACGCCGAAGCACTATAAAAAACCCGGAACCGAACCGTTTATTGAAAGACGAAAAGAAGATAAGCGGCGTCCAGGAGCCATTCCGTGGGATGAGCCATACGAAAGACGAAATGATGGACCACATCTTGGCACAAATGGTCCTGATGGGGCCATCGGAGCGTGAACAATGTAACAGTATCTAGGGAAATTCTTTGGCACTTCACTTGTCAATTTTGCTCGGGCACTTGGAGTGTTGCAGTAATGGATGAGTGGATACCACCAGAATTATATTGCACTCATTGTGGTAAGCAACAAACCAATCAAACAATACGTACAGACAAATATTTATCAGCCTCATACGGCACCAATAGTATCGATACAAGCGAAGATGCAATTGAACCTTCGGTATCAGATGTAGAGAGTGCCGTTTCTATTAATGTTGTTAAAAAGACTGAAGAAAGATTATATGCAGAGGATAGAATGACCCATAAAGTATGCGAAGAGGGATGGTGGAATCCAATCACAAAAGAGTGCCAAGGTGAAGGAAATGGTCATAATGTGCTTGACAAAGATAAAGATTCCTAGTATAATGTTTATATTATGTTAGATAAAAAGACAAAATTAGAGATGAAACTCGATAACATCAATCACACGATGGAGTTGATACGTACAATCGTACCGCTTGTGATGATTGGCCTTCAGGTAATTATTCTTATCAAACTGTTGACGGGATGAGATTTTACACCTATATCGGGACCCTCGGGAATAAGATTCTCGTCCGTGGCGTGAACGCTGAAACGGGCAATGATTTTATTAGACGGGAAGACTTTCAGCCAACAATTTTCGTTGAAGGCAAGAAGGGTGAGACTCCCTACCGCACATTAGACGATAAGCCAGTCTATAAGATGTCGCCTGGCAACATCAAAGAAACACGAGACTTTATCAAGCAATACCAAGGTGTTGATGGTTTCAGCATCCACGGTAACGATAATTTCGCACTTCAATACACCTGTAAAGAATGGCAAGGTGATGTCGAATATGATGTCAATAAAATCCGTATCTGGAATATTGATATCGAGGTAGAATCTGAAAGAGGATTTCCTTCACCAGAATCTGCCTCTGCCGTAGTTAATGCTATCACCGTTTATGATTCTATTGAAGATAGATATTTTACTTGGGGTCTTGACGAGTGGACAAATACCCGTGATGATATTAAGATAGAATATTTTCAGATGGATTCGGAAGAGGAATTGCTCAAGCATTTTCTTGACCTATATCAACAATCCCCACCTCACATTTTAACAGGTTGGAATATTGAGAATTTTGATATTCCGTATTTGGTCAATAGACTAACTCGACTGTTTGGTCAAAAGGAAGTCAAGCGACTTTCGCCTTTCGGTTGGATTAAAGAACGAACAATAAGGGGGATGTATGGTAAAGAATCTGTGGCGTATGATATATTTGGCGTGGCTACGATGGACTATCTCCAACTCTATAAGAAATTTACGTATGCGAATCAGGAATCGTTTAGACTAGACCATATCGCCTTTGTTGAATTGGGCGAGAGAAAGATTTCATACGAAGAGGCAGGCACCCTCTTTAAACTTGCCCGCACAAATCACCAGAAGTTCATTGACTATAATATCAAAGACGTTGAATTAGTTCAGCGGATTGATGATAAGTTAAAGTTAATCGATTTGGGTATGACGATGGCATATGATGCCAAGATTAATTTCGTAGACGTATTCGGCACCGTTAAGATGTGGGATGCAATAATCTATGACCACCTACGAAAGCAAGATATAGTCTGCCCTGCGAGTAACAGAAACCAAAAGAACACTTCCTTTGTCGGTGCTTATGTTAAAGAACCAATTACTGGGTTCCACGACTGGGTAGTATCTTTTGACTTGAACTCTCTATATCCGCATTTGATTATGCAGTACAACATCTCTCCCGAAACGATTGTTGGACACAAATCAGGTGTGGATGTAGAGAACCTTTTGAAAAAAGAGGCTGACTTATCAGATGTTCATAAGAAGGGATATGCCGTTGCTCCAAACGGAACGATGTATCGAAAAGATAAGCGTGGATTTCTCCCAACTTTAATGGAGAAAATCTATGCTGACCGAGTGGTCTTTAAGAAGAAGATGCTCGATGCCCAGAAGCGAAAGGAAGAAGGAGAAGATACGGATAACGAGATATCAAAATATCTCAATATTCAGATGGCCAAAAAGATTCAGTTGAACTCTGCCTATGGAGCAATTGGTAATCAGTGGTTTAGATATTTTGATATACGCAACGCCGAAGCAGTCACCACTGGTGGTCAATTAGCGATTCGATGGATTGAAAAGGCTCTTAATGATTTTCTAAACAAATATTTGGAGACCAAAGATTATGATTATGTTGTTGCTATTGATACTGATTCGGTCTATTTACGCCTAGGGAAGTTTGTCGATAAGTACATCAAATCGGATGATAAGAATAAGATTTGTGATGTTATCGACAAAGCAACTCAAGAAGCATTTGAACCATACATTACCAAGTCCTATCAGGAACTAGCAGATTACGTTAATGCCTACGAGCAAAAAATGTTTATGGGCAGAGAGGTGATTGCCGACAAAGCCGTATGGACTGCAAAGAAACGCTATGCCCTTAACGTCTATGACTCTGAAGGAGTTCGATATAAGAAGCCTAAGATGAAGGTTATGGGTATGGAGATAGTCAAATCCTCTACACCAGCGAATGTCCGTGGTAAGTTGAAAGAAGCAGTTAATATAATGTTGACGGGAAATGAGCGTCAATTACAGTCCTTGGTGCATAAATATAAGAAAGAGTTTGTTGGTTTAGCAATACCCGAGATTGCCTTTCCGAGAGGATTAAGCGATTACACAAAGTATGAACACGCAACGAAATCCGTGCCAATTCACGCACGAGCGGCCAAAGTGTATAATGGGTTGTTAAAGAAACACGATATTAAGAATGTCGAGAAGATTGGAGATGGTGCCAAGTTAAAGTTCGTATACTTGAAAACACCTAATCCATTTGGTAGTAATGCAATTGCTTTCATCGATGGACTCCCGCCAGAGTTCGAGGTTGAACGATGGGTAGATTATGATACACAATTTGAGAAAGCGTTCCTCTCTCCTTTAGAAGGAGTTCTTCATCCCGTAGGTTGGGATTGGGAAGAAAAGAGTTCGCTTGAATCATTTTTTGGATAAGGAAATCGAAATGGGAAAAAGAAACATAGCAGGAATAATAAACAAAAAGGGTGCCCCTAAGTTGAAAAAGAATATGAGTCACAGTACGTTTACGGCTAAACGGCATCCAAACAGCAAGAGAGTGAAAAATGGCCAAAATTGATTTAAACGCTATCGCTCAAGCCAGCCAAGCAAAAACTTTTGATAAGTTCACCGAGAAGTTTCAAGAGAAGATTGCTAACCTATCCGTACGAAGTAAATTCGGAACGATACAAACGGATAATGAATATGTCCTCGATGAAGATGGATATATTGTTGGTGATATGTGGAACGAAGGTATTGCCTCTGAACTAATGTCACTGAATGGATTTCAGGCAACTACTGTCCGAATAGACACGCTAATCGAAGCAAGAGATATTTTTGGAGAGGGTTCAGTACCAACTGACCACACCCTAGTCGCAAAAGGAATGGGACATACTACTGCCGAATTCTTGAAAATGTTTCCAAAATATCCAATTATTTACTTTACCCGTTGGGGAAACCTGAGGAAACCATATGATTTGAAAGATTTATTGGACAATCCAGTAAAAAGATAAGAAAAGACTTGACAACACCTGTCAATTGGTGTATAATGTACTACAAAATTGACGTATATTATGGAGAAATAAATGAGTGATGCAATAGTTGCCCAAAAGAGATTGTTGGATAAACTGCGAAAAGCAGGTTCAATCAAATCTACCCAGTTAACAAAATCCTCTCTATTCACAGAGAAGGATGTAATCCCCACCTCAGTCCCGATGATTAATGTCGCATTAAGTGGCAAATTAGACGGCGGACTGACCAGCGGCCTGACAGTTCTTGCAGGTCCCTCGAAGCATTTCAAAACAGCATTTGGTCTATTAATGATGAAGGGATATATGGATAAATATCCAGAATCAATATGCCTCTTCTATGACTCTGAATTCGGAACTCCACAGGCCTACTTTAGTTCTTTGAAGATTGATACCGATAGAGTCCTTCATATTCCAACTAAGAATATCGAAGAATTGAAGTTTGACCTAGTCAAGCAACTTGACGGCCTTGAAGTGGAAGATAAAGTATTCGTTATGATAGACTCTATTGGCAATCTCGCTTCCAAAAAGGAAGTCGAAGATGCACAGAATGAAAAGAGTGTTGCGGATATGACACGAGCAAAACAACTCAAGTCACTCTTCCGAATGATAACCCCCTATCTCACATTAAGAGATGTTCCTCTTATTGCTGTAAACCATACTTACCAGACACAGGAGATGTTCTCAAAAGCAGTTGTTTCTGGTGGTACTGGTGTCTATTATTCCTCAGATAATATTTGGATTATAGGCAGACAACAAGACAAGAAGGGAACAGAAATCCAAGGATACAACTTCATTATCAACGTAGAGAAATCCCGCTTTGTTAAAGAGAAGAGTAAGATTCCTATTTCAGTAACTTGGGAAGGTGGAATCAAGAAATACTCTGGACTACTAGATGTTGCCCTTGATGGTGGATATGTTGTTAAGCCCACTATGGGATGGTACTCAAAGGTAGATATGGAAACTGGCGAAGTATCAGAGAACAAGGTCAGAGAGGCCGGTACACAGAGTAAAGATTTTTGGGAGGACATTCTCGCTAATCCAAAATTTCAGAAATTCATTGAGGATAGATATTGTATAGGAACTGGACTCCTTCAGTCAATTGATGCTGAAGATGAAGTCGAGGTTGCCAATGGCTGATACTGACGTTTTTTATGTCAAGACCAAAGACAAAACAACCTTTGCGATATATGATTTGACTTTGTCCGATGATTGTGATAAAATAAGTTTCGGATATAATTTCATAGATGAGAATGGTCTTGACAAGTCTCATTATGAAGAGGAGATAAATGCTATCGTAAAGCAACAAGTGGAGAGAGCAATTAAACTAGAAGTAGCAGAAGCAAATTTGAGGGAAAATACGTGAATATAGAAGCAACGATATTATCCAATCTATTACATAATGAAGAGTTCGCCAGAAAGTCAATTGTCTTTCTGAAGGATGAGTATTTCCACGATGTCACCGAGAAGGCGGTATTCCACGAGATACAAACATTCTTTGCAAAATACAATGATGTGCCAACACAACAGGCACTCAAAATTGCTATAGATGAAAGGGAAGATTTATCTTCAACGATATACGAAGAATCGGAAGCATTAATCAAGACTCTTGTAAAGACAGAAGCCAATGAGCAATGGCTCCTTGACGAAGCCGAAAGGTTCTGTAAGGACAAGGCAGTCTATAATGCTATTATGGAGTCCATTGAAATTATCGATGGTAAGCACAAGAAGAAAACTGATGGTGCGATACCCGAATTATTGTCCGATGCTCTAGCAGTAACATTCGATACACATATCGGTCACGATTTCTTAGAGGATTCCGATGAGCGATATGACTTCTACCATACAAGGGAAGAGAAGATTCCGTTTGACATTGAATATCTGAATAAGATTACCCAGGGCGGAGTTACTCGAAAATCACTAAACATTCTTATGGCTGGTACTGGTGTTGGTAAGACTATCGGTATGTGTCATATGGCCGCATCGAATCTGACAATAGGTAAGAATGTTCTATACGTCACGATGGAGATGGCAGAGGAACGTATTGCTGAAAGAATAGACGCCAATCTCCTTGATATCGAATTGAATCGCCTGAAAGATTTAACTAAGGTTATGTATGACCGCAAAATGGACCAACTTAAACAGAAAGTAAAGGGTAAGATAATAATCAAGGAATTCCCAACATCTCAAGCACATACTGGCCATTTTAGACACCTATTAAACGAATTATCATTAAAGAAAGACTTCAAACCAGACATTATATATGTCGATTATCTTAATATATGTGCATCCCAGAGACTCGTAGGTTCTCAATCTGTTAACTCATATACATACGTTAAGGCGATAGCAGAGGAACTCCGAGGTCTGGCAGTTGAATTTAACGTGCCAATTTGGTCAGCAACACAGACCACACGTTCTGGTTTCGGCAATTCAGATGTAGGATTAGAAGATACGTCTGAATCCTTCGGTCTGCCAGCAACTGCCGACCTCTTTCTTGCTCTTATTCAGACGGAAGAACTAGAGGAACTGAATCAGATAATGGTGAAACAGTTGAAAAATCGTCACGGCGACATTGCTATCAATAGACGATTCGTTATAGGCATTGATAAACCCAAAATGAAGTGGTACGATGCTGAACAATCCGCACAGGAAGACATCATTGGAACGACTTCCGTAACTACTGGACCACGCTCCTATGAAGAAGCAGAGTCGATGTTCTCTGGTGGTAATAAGAAGAAGGCCTTTAAAGATTTCAAGATGTAGTGTTTGAATTATATAAATATGTAATAGAAGCACATTATTACATATTCGTTAAAGGTCCAATATGAAGAAATTTAGTACATTCTTAGTAGAAGCAGTTACCAGTGAAACCAAAGCACTAAAATCCCTAGTTAACGTAAGAGTAAAAGAACAAGGTATTAAAACCATTGGTTCTGGCAGGGGAGATTATCACATTCGTTTCGCAATGAAGGGTGACGGGAAGGCTTTCTCTGCGTTTTTTCTTGGTATGGGACTTAAAGTAAAAGATGCCGATATCATAGTTAGTGATAAATATCCTACCTATACGCTTACAGCATCTACCGATTTAGACGATGGTAAGATTCCGAAGGGTACATCACTCTATTGGGTGAATTCCGAAATTTCTCAGACCTCATCCGGCGGTCAGATATTCGCAAACAAAGACTTAACTCCAGACACTCTTGGCTTGGCAGGGCAACAAGTAGATAATAAAACTCTCATAAAGTTAACGAGTTCCGCGTTAAAGGCCAAGTACCCCGAAGGAAACACAGCAAAAGAATTAATTAAACTGTTAAAGTTGGCAAATACAAAGAGTACATCAATATCATTAGATGAACTTGACTTTTCAAAGAAGGATTTAGCCAAAGTATCAGCAGATTTCGGAGAAATCCTTTCTGCAATTTGGGCAATGAACGCCCTCCGTTTTAGAGAAGCATATTTCCCTACAGCAAGTAATGAAAAACTAATTGATTTTTATGGAGTCCGTATGGGAATACAATATCCCATTTCAGTTAAGTCTGGCGGTGGCGGTAAAGTTACTGTCCAAAATATCATCGATGCTATTAAAAATCGTGCCAAAACAGCAAACGCTGACCATTCCCAAGAGGTTGCTCTACAAGTATTCAATATTGTTGGAAATTTCGGTGCTAAAGAACAAATGATTCTGTTGCACCAATATCTCAAAACTAAAGTTATTAAAGACCTCTCCAAGATAATGGGAATGAGTGTAGACCAAATAACTTTGGAATCTGTTGACCTCTGGTGTAAAAAATTCGATAACAAAAAACTAGCAAAAAAATTAGCGCCTTGGCATAAGAAATATTCAATGCCGGGCAAAAAGACTCTTGAGGGGAGAGACTTAAAAAGATTTGTTCTATCTCCACTAGGAGAGACAATATACAAGATATTAAATAAAGATAAAGCGATTAAACAATCATTGACAAATGTGGCTAGACAAGTTACACTAATACAAATGAATGTAAATGTCCTATCCAATAAAATGACTTTCGCAAGTAACCATTTCAAAGATGCTGATTTCCAATTCGGATGGCCGGGGTACTCTTCTGGCAATAAACTCGGCTTTAAAATGAAGTTGAAAAAATAATGAAAAAATTTACTACATACCTAGCAGAAGCAAAACTAACTCACCTAGAGCATCTCGAAGATGCTATTTTTAATGATGGTTATAATGGTGGTGTCGAAGCATTGAAAATCCTTAATGGAGTTATTACAACTCTTCAAGGAAATACCTCAAAGGGACTCAACATAACAAGTAAGGTTGATGGAGCGCCATCGATTATTGCTGGAACCAATCCAGAAAATGGAAAGTTCTTTGTGGCTACTAAAGCCTTATTCAACAAGACTCCAAAAATTAATTACACGCCCGCTGATATTGATGCTAATCACGGACACGCGGCATCTCTAGCAGATAAAATGAAAACTGCTCTTAAACTTTTTCCTCAATTGGGGATTAAAGGAATCTGGCAAGGCGATTTTATGTTTATTGCTTCAGACATTAAGAAAGAAACAATTGATGGTGAGAAGATGATTACCTTCACACCTAATACGATAACATATGCAGTACCTATAGACCAGCCTCTTGCAAAGGAAATCTCCTCTAAGAAAGTCGGAGTTATCTGGCATACACAATATAGTGGTAAAACAATAGCAG